ACCCCCGCCATACCGGTCGCGACGTTCCCAGTGGAGTGGCCCAGCGAAGTGACCGCGACCGGGATCAGTTGCGTCACGTTGTCGGTGAACTGACGCCAGAACGGCGAGGTCGCCGCAACGGCGACATCATCAAGCAGGCCGTCCACGGCCTCGCTGGTGCCGTGTACGGCCGGGGTCAGGAGCGGGAGTTCCTGGCGGACGAGACCGATCCCTTTGGAGAGGAGCGGCAAGACGTCCGGCTCCAGGGACTTCGACCAGTCGCCGAAAGCCTTGGTTAGGCCCTTCCAGCCGTTCATCAACCGGCGCTCGGCCGGTGTCAACGCCGCCATCGACGCAGCCAGCTTCGCGTTCGCGTTGGCGCCCTGCAGGCTCGCTTGGGTTACTGATCGACGAGCTGACGCGATCTGATCGGCGCTGGCCTGGTCCGTCCGGGCAACGTTCGCTCGAGCGGCGGCGAGTCCCCGTTCCGAGTTGGCGACCTGCAGGTTCGCTGCGGTGAGTTGTTGGCGAGCAGAGCGGACGGCGTTACTTCCGTCCACGCCGGCTTTATCCGCGGCCTTCTGGTCTGCACGCAATCGCTTTAGGGCAGTCTGCTGCTCCTTCTGTGCCTGCCGCGCCTGGTCCAAGGCGAGCCTCGCGCGTGCGATCTGGTCCTGGGTGGCCTGCGGGTTAGACAGTGCCTGGTTGTACGACCGCTGCGCATCCGCAACGTCAAACGTCGACTGGCGGACTGCGAGCTGAGCATCAGCGACCTGGGCCGCCATGTCCTGCAGCTGCCGACGGGCGTCTGCCCGAGCCTGATTGAGCGCGCGCTGAGCACTCGCCGCCGAGACCTGAGCGGACGTCAGCTGCTGCTCCGCGGTCCGAACCTGAGCAGCCGCCTGAGAATGAGCGAATCCGGCGTTCCGGACCGCCGTAGCCAACTGCTGCTGAGCGCCGGCCTCAGCCAGAGCACGCCCCTGCGCCTGAACCGCGCCCGCAGCCGATGATGCAGCCGCCTGCTTCTGCGCCTGCAATGCGTCCTTGACGTGTGTAATCGCCGGGACGGCAACAGCCGCGAGCGATCCGAACCCGACACCAACGGCGCCGAGCGGCCCGATCATCGACAGGATGCCCGCGCCGAGCGACGCACCCAGCGGGATCGCCGCAACCGCACCTATGGATACTGCGAGAGTCCCGAGGCTCGCGATAGCACCCGACACATCCGCGTTGGCGTGGACGTTCGCGGTCCGGCCGTCGAGCCGGTCGACCTCCGCCTGCACCGCTGCGAGCTCAGCGAGCGCGGCAGCAGCGTCAACGCGGACCTGGATACTCTCAGAACTGTCGAGAGACTCCAGCTCCGCCTTGATCGCCGCCAACTCGGCGAGCGCCGTACCTTCATCGATGTCGACACCGATGGTCGTCCCCGACAGCTCGAACAGGCGGGCACGCAGCTCCAAGACCTTGCGGTCAGCCGCGCTGCTGTCAGCGTCGATCTCCGCCTTCGGCAGCGCAGCGAACGCTGCCTTCAGGCGGTTCTGGAACCCCTTCGCGAACGCCCCAGCGACATCCTCGCCCTGCTTGGGGGCTTTGCTGCGCTGCTTCTTCGTCGACTCTTCGAGCGGGCCGGTCAGCGGGTCACCGATGCCCTTGGTGATCCCCGCGCCGATCGTCTTCCCGAGTTCTTCGCCAAGTTGTGCCGCCTGCGGTACGAGCTGCTTGCGCAGGTCCTCCGCGAAGTTCTTAACGCTCGGAACAACATCGACGGCAACCGAACCGACGGAGATCGCTACCACCCGGCCACCCCCGTTCGGTGCGCTAGGTGGGCGGGTTGAGCGGCTTCATGTCGATCGACACTTCTACGAACCCGCCACCGTCGGGGTGGTCCAGTCCGTTGATGTGCCGGTACAGCCAGTCGTACTGAGCGTCACTCAGCTGGCTCTTACTCTTAGCCGCCGCACCTGGCCGGCGAATCGGATCCGGCCTTTTGCCTCGCTTGTCCCCGTGTGAGGTCCTGTAGTCATGGCGGAGGTATCTGACCTCATCGACCAGGGAGGCGATGAGGATCTCGATTTGTGACCAGCGGCCTTCTGCGGGATCTGGCCCGTCTTCATCCACCACGCTGGGGTTCGCGTTCCGGAGCGCGGTCATGGTCGCGGACTCGGGCGGCAGGTGCTTCAAGAGGCCACCGAACCGCCGCCATGTCAGGCGACTCGCGCCACCACCCGGCCGGAGTACGTCACGTGAATCCAGGCCGTTGTAGTGGTGCGCGAAGTCGGCTTCTATCGCCTCCGCGTGCTCCGCGTAGAGCCCGCGGAGGCTCGTGATTCCGGGGGGCTGATGCCGTAGTGCTTCTTGCACGCCTCGATCAAGGCGCCGAGCTTGCGCCCCGACACCTTGTGCTTGACGAAGCGCTCGTAGTCCTCGTCGCCGAGGAGTTCACGCATCAAGTCCTTCAGGGCGCCGCCATCGGCGAGATTGTCCTGAACCAGCCAGTCTGCGTCCTCGGGGCCAAGCATCGTGAAGACTTCGCCGCCCAGGGCGAAGGTGAACGGAACCTCGTTCGCTTCGTCCTCGAACGCGTCGAGGTCGAAGTGGACGACTGGCTCACCGTCCTGGGTGATCATCTTCGGTACGGCCGCAGGCATCAGGAGCCGCCTCCAGTGTTGTCGGTCTCGGACGTGCCGATGCCGATGTGGTAGACGCTGTTTCCGGCCGCGTCAGGGTAGGCCGTCACAGTGACCTCGTAGCCGGCCATCTCCTTCGACGCGAACTTCACGTCGGAGCGGTCAGTGACCTCACCGGAGGGAACGAAGAACCGCTCCATACGGGTGCCGTCATAGACGTCGAACAGGAACGCCCTGCGGTCCGGAACGGGCGAAGAGTTCTCCGCGAAGGAGTACAGGCCACTGATGCCGTCCGGGTTGAACGAGGCGACAGCGAGCCGGTACTGGAGGCTCTTGACGATCCGCCGGTTGGTCTCCCAGAACGTCATCCCGAACGTGCGGATGCTCTTGGTGACCTCAGTACGGAACGGCGTCGACAGACCCCACGGTGTGAACTCTTCGCTGTCCTCGTCGAAACCGTAGGTAAGGCCATCATCCGAGATCGCGCCGCAGGCGAACCAGGGGTTGCCGGGCGCGTTCAGGTCAGCCGGAGCGGACGGGGTGTCCACCCCAAGGTCGACGGCCCATGCACCGCCGTTGGCTCCGACGACAGCGAGGTCGGAGGAGCGCTCGATCGTAGGCATCGATCGGGTCCTTTCAATGCGAAAAGCCCCGCCAATGGCAGGGCTTGGATGTCTGGGTTAGGTGCGGTTATGCGCCGACCGGGGCGTGGGCGACGACCTCATAGGTCGCCTGTACGCGACGCAGATTGGTGTTGGCGTCCGGCAGCCACCTAGGGCCGACGATCGTTGACACCGCAGTCACCACACCTCCAGGGCAGATGACCGTTGGGAGCTCAAACCGCAAGAGCGCCTGCACGCGGCGCGCCAAACCGAACGCGCCAGCCCGGTCCTTGGCGTAGACGTCAACATCGACGATCGGCCGGTCGAGTTTGTAATCGTCGTCAGCGCCGGACACTCGAGTCAGGCGAACGACGGGAAGGATCTGATCGAGGTCCGCTGGCAGGTCCGTGAGGGTCCGCTCATCCAGCACCTCGTCCAGGTAGGCGACGAGGAGCTGCTCGATGTCGGGGAACACCACTACTCCCTAGCGGCAAACATGGCGTTCAGGAGGGTGTGTTGGGCCTCGACCTTCGACGTCCCATACTCAACGTAAAAGCCTTCGGGAGCGACGTTCCGGACCTCAGCGAATGCCCGATTATGGCGCAGACCGCCTCCAGTTCGGCCAGAGATGATTGTGAAGGAGTCCCGATATCGACCAGCATGCGGATCGTTTTTCGGGTCCCCTACAGGCGCGGTCGCCTCAGCCCGCGCTTTGATCTTCTGAGCACGGCGCAGCATTTCCTTTTCCATCTCCGGGGAGCGGAGCAACGCTCCGATTCCGGTATAGGACTCGTAAAACTCGGCGCCCACGCTTACCTCCTGCAGTCATCCGGTAACACGAGTGAGCGCCACTTGCGGGCCGAGCGTCGTTCCTGTCAACGGCGACCGATACGACCCGGGTTCGCCCTCAACGAGATAGACGACGCCGCGGACCCGAACCCGATCGGTAGCGAGGACACTTGCCCCGACCGGAAACAGGACATTCAGACCGTCGATAACCTGGTCGCGGGCCTGCACGTCTTCGCGGGTCTGGATACCTTCGGTCGACATGCGCGGCCACACGGCACAGCCCTCATAGCGGGTCTCAGCGTCCACGCCCGGCACGTCATTGCCGTAAACGTCGTGTGTCGGTGTTCCCGCTCGGAGCACAGTGACAGGCTCGCCCAATGGCCAACTGGTCACAGGCGCTCCCAGCCTGGCTCGTCCTCAAACGGGTAGAACGGGCTCTCCGGGTCAACCGGCCACGTCACTGTCGGATCAACATCAGCAGGGGTCGGGTCGACAGTAAAGGCCCCGCCGCGGCCCGCAAGGCGCTTCAGGATTGCCTGCTCCGCACGCGTGAAATACAGACCCGCCGGGGGCCTCTGCACGCTGTACGGGCCGACAGTCTCCTGCGTGACAGCCTGCGGGTTCGCATACGCCCGCCCGGCAGCAGCCAGGATGATCGGTTCGGCTGTGTCCGGGACCGGCGAAACGATCGATGCCGCCAGCATGAGTGCCTGCGCCAGCAGGAAATCCGCCCGAGCCTCATCGATCGCCGGCATCCCGAGGTACAAGCCGAGGTCTTCAGCGGTGACATCCACCAGGGGTCACCCCTTCAGCGACTCGATTACCTCACACCAGTGGGCAAGATCGTCAGCAGGATCAAGGGCCTTCGCCCGGGTCAGTGCCCGCTCTGAGGCCGCGGCCCATTCGGCGTCGTCGCCGAGCCGGTCCAGGACACTCGCCCACGCATCGACGTCAGCGCGCTCCGCGAAGATTCCCGCCTCGCCCAGCGACTCTGCCAGGCCCGGCGTTGGGCTAGCGACAACCGGGATACCGGAGACCATCGCCTCGATAGCAGTACGACCCCACGACTCGTGCGCCGACGGCATCAGAAGGATCCGCGTGCGGGCATAAACCTCGTCCCGCATGCGGTGACCGGGCAGATGCTCGAGCACCTCCACGTTCGGGAGGTGCTCGATGATCTGGTCGCCGTAGGCGCCCGTCACCGCGAGGAACTTTCTGTCCGGGAGTCGCTCCGCGAGCCGCCAGAACACATGGCCGCCCTTGTCGGCGCACATGTTGATCAACGTGATGCAGTCCCCCGGCGTCGTCCGATACTCATCGGCGAACACTGGAGGGCGGACCACGATCGACCGGTCCGGACGCGACGACGGACGGTACTCAGCGAACATCTGCTCTGCTTCAGCCTGAACGAACTGACTGTTGTAGACCGCCAGCGCCGTCGAAGCGCTGCCAAGGTTCCGCAGCGCGAGCCGCGAAGCGTTGTGCGCGACAACGACGAACGGCCTGCCGAATCCCCGTGCGAGAGCACCCGCTGCCGGGACATTCTCCCAGTACGAGAGGATCACGTCCGCATGTTTCGCCGCGTCCGCGAAGTCCATGCGGGCCGCGAACGGGATCACCTGGACCCCGTCGAGGTCATACGGTTTACGGTCTGCGGAGTAGCGGGACAGCCAGACCGTCGCGTCGTGGCCGCGCGCCACCAGGGCGCGCAGCATCGAATGGACCATCCACTCACTGCCCGCGTTGTGGCGGGGCGGGTAGCCGTGCACCCGCACCACGATCCGCATCGGAACCGCGGCCTTCTCCGCTGCCTTCGGTGTCCGGGCCGGTTCGGGCTTCGGACCCGCTACTGCAGCATCCTCCACCGTCACCGGCACGGCCGGCTTCTTCGCCCGCGGTTTCCGCGTGGCAGGCTTGCGGGCAGGCCGCGGGCTGCCCTCGGTCACGAACCGCCGCCAGCCGAGGTGTAGGTGACGAACGCGTCCGCGTCGCCCTGCACATAGCCGTAGAACGCCTCAGCGAGCAGCAGCACCAGGTTCTCCTGGAACGCGGAGTGCACCGCGCCTTCCTCGTCGACGTAGGTCGCTTCCTTGGAGATGCGGACAGTGATGTCCATGCCGACACCGAACGCGGCCTGCGACCAGTCGCCGCCGACTGCCCGGAGACCGGAGTCAGTGCTGGTGGACTGGCGACGCTGCTTCCCGGACACGCCCCGCGAGTACGCGAGACGCTCACCGATCAGCGTGCCCGCCTCGGCCTGGTTGGTGCCCGGCGTGGTGGTGTCCACGAAGATCGGGCGTCCGTTCGCGTCCGTGGCGAGCATTAGCTGCGGCTTCAGACGCGGGTCCGCGGCGGTACCGGTGAAGTCCCAGTCGCCATCGACGACCAGGGCCATACCGTTGACCAGGTCAGCCCAGATCCCGCCGTCGGTCTGCACGGCGGTGCCGAGCTCGACGGTGTTGGAGGTGGCGGCCAGGTAGTCGGCGAACGGGCCGGTCGCGCCACGCATCGACTTACCGTGGATCGCGGCGTGGTCGAACGCGCGGGCGAACGCGGTCGGCAGGTCGTTCTGGAGTTGGGTCCACAGGCCGCCGGCGTTGGTCATCGCGACCTCTTCCGCGACCGGGATGAGGACGGCGATCTTCTTCGGCGTCATCTGCTTGACCGCGACACCACCGGACGACAGGGGCTTCGCGGCGGCCTGCCCGACCCAGTCAGCGGTCGGGACGTCCAGCGGCACGGGAATCGACGTGGTCGCGTCGATCGCGAGCGGCGCCCGGCGAGCCAGCGTCATGATCGCGGACTGCTCAACACTCTTCTCGAAGATCGGTCCCGCGAGGGTGCGGGGCAGCAGGGCGTCATTGACGTCCGACAGCTTCAGGGGCGCAGTGGCCACCATGGTTACCTCTTTCAGCAGCCCTATTTGAGCTGCGATTTGAAGAACCCGGCGAATTCCTCCGACGGGTCCGCAGATGTGCGTTGGTTGTTGGCGCTCGACGCCTGCGTCCGGTCAGGAGCCGGCCGTTTCCGTTCCGGTTCGGCCTTCGGCTTCCCGAGATGCGGTTTGCGTTCGAGCAGGTCAGCAAGATCCGACTTGATCTGATCGGTGTCGATCTCGCCGTCATCACTGACGTAGTCCGTCAAGGTGAGGTGCGCTTCCGGGTCGGTCGAGTCCGCGTATGTGTTCGCGGCGAGCGCCCGAACTTCGCTCTTCACTGCACGAGCACGGATGGAGGCGATGCGCTTCTCGGCGTCAGCGAGCTGGCCCTGGAGCCGTTCCGCTTCGGTCTTCTGCGCGTCCTCGAGTTCCTTCGCCTTCGCGGCGAGAGGCTCGAGTTCCTTCAGGCGCTTCCGAAGATTCGCGGCCTCGCTGTTAGCCTTGTGGATCTTCGCCTCGGCGCGTTTCGCGTCGAACCCATCGGCCTTCTTGCCCTCCTGGGGCTTCTCCTCGACCGGCTCATCGTCCTTATCCGCTACCTCGGCGTCGGCCTCTTCGACCGTCTCCTCTGCCGCGGTGTCGTGCTGCTCAGCGGCTTCGTCAGCCGACTGCGTGTTCTCGTGTTCAGACATGGGTCGGAACCCTCCAGGGGTCGGGGCATGAGAAAACCCCGCTCCAGGCGGGGTACAGATCCGGCACGGTCAGGCAGTTATGCGCGGCCTTCGACAACGCGCCGGAAGTTCGTGATGGTGTTGCCGCTCATCGCAGCAGCACGCTTGTATTGGGCTTGCCAGTCACGGACGTGCGCGGATGGCTCCCACCGCTGGCCTTTGAACACCGGCTCTGCGGTACAGGAGCATCCGTCGTGCGCCCGGAACCTCACGGTCTCCGAGGTGAAGACACCGCCGCGCGTGGCGAGCAGACGACAGAACGCGCAAGCGGCTGGCTTCGCGATCCGCGCCCAACCGACGGCGTCGCCGTCGTCGTGGACGGCGTTAAGGATCGTGTCGCGGGATACATCAGCGACGAGCTTCGACGCAGACGCGGACGCCTGCTGCTGGGCAACAGCCACGCGAGCGGGAAGCGTTGCTGTATCCCGATCCCACAGACCGCTCGTCGCCCACCGCATCACCGTGTCAACATGTTCCTCGTCCGGAACATCAGCAAGGTCGACGGCGTACCGGCCGGGAATCCGCGCTGCGATCCTGGCGGCATCGTAGTGATCCGCTGCGAGCGCCGCCGCCATCGGCGAGTACCGGCTCACAACCGCATGAACTGCCGCGATCCACCGGGTGAGGCTGCCGTCCAACGCCATCGGTTTCAGGAGCGGCCAGATCTTGACGAGATCGCGGAGCATCGCAGCGACCAGACCGGCTTGCGCGGCCTGCTGCTCACTGGCCGCCGTTGCCGCCGAAGCCATTGGCAGCCTCCTGCGCCCGCTGCTGGTCCTGCGGCGCCTTAAGCCCAGCGATCTGCTGGCCGAGTGCCGTCAACTGCTGGTGGGCCTGTGACCGGGCACGGTCGGCGGTCACACGCCGGCGTTCCGCCTCAGTAAGACCAACCATCTTCAGGGTCACATCCGAGTCCGGCGGAAGGATTCCAGCCGCGACCAACTTCACCGCCGCATCGCTTTGCGCGGCGATCGTCGGAGTCGCAGGGTTCGTCCACACCGTCTCGATGTGCCTCGCCCGATCCGGGATATCACCCGTCTTCACCAGCAGAGCCAGGCGAAGCACCTGCTGCCACGGCGCAGAGAACAGGGTTTGCTTCCGCTCCGCGCGCTTCACCAGCTGCGCTTCCGTCGACCGGATCGCATCGGCCGAGGCCGGGTTGTCCGTCGTGTAGCCGAGGTAGTGCGGCGGGAGGCCGAGCTGCGTGGCCATGATCCGCGCATACAGATCGACGATCTTCGTGTACGTCGAAGGGTCATGGGCAGCGAACTGACCGACCGTGGGAACGTCACCGTTCTCGTCCCGCTCGAGCGCAAGGACGCGCCCGATGTAGGTCTCCCACGCCGACTTAGCGTTCCCTTCGGCATCCTGAAACGCGGACTCCGAAGCTCCCAGGATGTACCGCTGCGGCGCCCCGTAGAACTCGCGGGCGACCTCCATGCCCAGCAGCGTCCGGCACGCCGAATCCGTGATCGACATGACCGCGTTCGTGATCTCCGACTTGCCGACACGTTCTGCGGTCCGCTGCCGATTCGAGATCCGCACCACCGGGACGATCCCGAGCTCGTGGATGTCGCGGTCGATGACCTCCCAGCCGTGCGACTCCTGAATCACGTGGATCGTCTGATCCGGCAGATACAGGACCGCGGCTGGCGTGTCGCCGATCCGGTGGATCCGCAGCGCCGCAGTGACCGCTCGGGCACGCGCGTCGTAGAAGACGGTCATGTCCATCGGCGACTCAACCGAGATCAACGGCGGACAATCGTCCGTCCCGCAATCCCCCGAGCCGACCGACACATACGACCGCCCGTAGATCAGCGCATCCAGATGCGCGAGCTGCGACTCCGCGACAAGCTGGTTCGGCTCGCATAGGTCCATGAGTTCCTGCGACGAATCCGGGTCATCGGCATACCGCCACGTCTCGATGTCGAGGCGCTGCTCGAGCGCGTCAACGCCGATCTGCGGCCAGCCGATGACCGTGTGCAGACCGCGCAACTGCGGCGGGACACTGATCCCCAGGTCGCGGATGACCTGCTCGCCGTTGTAGTAGCAGTCCCGGAGTTGCAGGTCATACCGGCATGACAGCAGCTCGGCATTCAAAGTCTCGAGCAGGTTCCGTTCGTCATCCGAGAGTGTGAGCAGCGGCAGTTCCGGCACGGTAAGCGTCATCGCAGTACGACCACCCTCCCGGATGCAGACTTGCGGTCCATGCCCTTGGAGAGGGCGTCCAGCCGGGCCTGCCAGGCGAGCATCGCTGCGATAGCTGCGTCGATCTTCCTCGGCGAGTCAGGGTTTTCTTTAGCGATCTGCAGGCCGGACCGCGATGGCCGGCGCCGCGCGTTCAGCATGTGCCGTGTCAGAGCGAATGCCCCGTCATGGCTCAACTCACCGTTGATGATCGCCGCGTGAAGCTGTTCCAAGCCTCGGACAACAAGGTGCGCCCGGTTCATCCACCATTCGATCGGATGCTGCTGCGAAGACTTC